AAATCTTCTACATTTCTGTAATTTAAGTTACCTGATACTTCTATGTTTCCTGTAACATCTATATTACCTGTAAATGTATGGGTTTGTGTAGCACTATTACCAAATGTAACAACACCTGTAGTTGATATATTAGAATCACTACTTAAGGCTGTAGATGTTAATACTAATCCACCAGCATCTGTTATTACTAATGCATCATTTGTACCAGTATCTATTGAGAGATTGCCATTATCTCTTATATCAATACCTACATTACCTAATGTTGATAATGCATCGCCATTTAATTTACTTATTGTTATAGCATGTGGGAAAGAACTCCAGTTCTGTCTGCCTAAAATTACTGGACCTAAATATACTTTACCTACTGAAGTTACATTTGCGTTTTCATCTATATCTAATTTAGTAGTTAAATCGCCTCTACCACCTGAACCTATAGTATGTTTAAGGTATCTTAATCCGTCTGTTTGAACTATGACATCCTGATCAAATGTCGTCGAATCTGATACCGCATCACCTAACGATCCTATAAACACACCAGCATTACCTATACCTGAGCCTTGTTGTGTATAATCTCTTAAGGATGTGAATCCTGACAAATACGATACTCGAGTAGTATCTAAATAGTATTGATTAATATTTGTTAATCCTGTACCACTTGAATCAGTTCCTAAATTAGGTGTACCTACATGTATTTTGAATATGTCGTCGTATACGCCTCCGGTACGTCCGTATGTTATTTCATTATTTGCTGTTACTGTATTACTAGATATTCCCACATATGTGTTACCAACAGCCGCTACTGCTCTAGCATCTGTAAAATATAAATTACTGGAACCTTCTGATACATCGTCTGTATCCATAGTAATATTACTACCTAAATCCATTGTAATTCCATTTAGAATTATATTACTGTTTGATAGACTACTATTAGGTACTTGTAATGCATCTTTTTCAGTTATAGAAGCATAATAATTTGTTCCATCATAGAACACGTTCATAACATTCCATGCACCTGGATTTGTATCCATATCTGAACTAGAATTAGCAAATCTCCATGTTGTCCAGTTACTAGGAGTTGTTGTTGTGTCTAGTATTCTTCCTCCAGCTCCGTCTTGTGTTAGAATAAATGTTGCACTACCACCAGCTGATATATTGTTTAATGTAATACCTGTAACATTACCATTTAAAGTAAATGTATGTATAGTACCATTTGCAATATCAACAGATATTGCTCCGGTGGCACTTCCACCACTTACTATTGTTTCTTGATATTTTTTAAGTGTTAAGTCGTCTAGATTTGAATCGAATCCTATTACACCTGTTGTAGTATTGTATGTTATAGGTAAAGTATTGCTTAAAGCCGCTCTTATATCTGCTTGACTTGTAGTAATAGCATTTCCTACAACAACATTTGATGTATTTGTTGCTACTGTTACATTTACTAGGTCAGAGCTAACGGATACATTAGGTTCTGTAACAGTTACTTCTATATTTGATAAAGCCATTACAGTCTCCTTATGATGTTAGTGATACGAATGATGCGTCTGCTAATATGTTTCCTATTGCTTTATCACCTGGTTTATATCTTTCTAATATTGCCCATCTATGTGATTCTGTTACCGTAGGTGTTACACCTGTGTTAGTCCATGCGACTGAGAATACTGTAATTGGCACGTTTGTTCTTGCATCCGGCATTAGTACATTTCCTTGATATAAATCACTAGGCATAGTAATATTTACGGTACCTGCTGAATTATCTCTGTTAGAGATATTAGCCGCATCTACGTCTACATTAGCAAAGTAGCCTATAACATTACTGGTTGTAAAGTTAGGCTGACCATCATTAGTATTATACGTTAGTGTATCTACAACTATTGTTTGAGCATCTAACTCAAATGTATAATTTGTTATATCGGTATTAAAATTGTACGTGAATGTTTTTTGTTCTGATGGAAATTTTTCTATGACTTGAACTCCATCAGCTCCGCCCACGTAGTTGGAGAAGGAAAGGAGACGACCGCTCATGATATTCTCCAAAATTGTAAGTTATTGATTTCGCGTGATTTTTGCATGTATTCTCCTGTTGGATATAGGATAATCCGTGTTCGTATTATCCTCTTTGTTATATTTATCTAATTTCCATTATTTAGAACTGGATTAAGTCTTGATTCTGATAACCCACTACCGCTTATTGTACATTTTGCTACTACTTGATTAGAATAAGGCATATTAACATTTCGTCCTATTCCTAATAATGTACCATTACCGCTTTGTCCTATTCTGCAAAATGATATATATGAAGAATCTGTTAAGCCTGGTATGTCATAATATGTTGTTTGTTTATACGTTGCACTATCCGGTTTAGTGTCTATACTCATTAATGTTTGTACATTACTAGCACCATTACCAGAGAATGAATATGCGTATATGTTACCATCTACACCTAATGTAGAATCTATATAACTATTACCAGTATTCCATGATCCTGTGCCGTCTGTAAGTGTTATATTACTGTTAACTAGTGATTCTACAGCCTGGGCATTGTTAGTATAATTTAAGACATATCCACTTACATTACTTTGCCAAGTTGTTCTGAACGATTTTCCATTTAAGAATGTTAAATTAGCATCTGTTATACCGTTAAATGTAATATGGTTATCATTATCATCTGATTTTCTTTGTGTTGTATGTCCTTGGAATTTATATACATCTTGACCTGCAACTACATTACCTAATACTTCAGTTACATTGTCTACTGCTTCATTTTCATATATAGTTGTGGCTGTGTTGGCTGTAGGGTTATATACCATAGCATGTCCGGTAACATATGGTAAGAAATATATATTTTTATCTACACCTAGTTGTGCTGTACCAAAATAACCTCCTGTACCACTAGCATTTGCAAAAGCGGCTTCCCCACCTGAAGGTATAAAATCATGGCCTAGATCATTTATAAAATCAAATCTTTGACCAGGGTTGCCTGATATATAAATTCTTCCTGTATCAGGACTTACCGCGGCCGCAATTGTGGGTCCGCCTCCACCATACGTAGGTGAGTAAGGTATATATGAATGATTACCGTAACCACCACCGCCGGCACTAAAAGTATATGCCATGGCATCAGTTGCACCAGATCCTCTACCCATAGCAATCATACTAGTACTATATCCTGTGTTTATTAATACAGTATCACTTAATAGTAAATTACCTGGATCATTAAATGCATAATTCGCCGCAGACACAGTTGACGTGCCATTTACTAAATCTACTTGTGCTGTTTTATATGGACTAACTCTTCTAACTGATACATGAGCACCTGTACTTCCTACTGGTAGCACCTGTGCTATACCTGAAGGACCATCATTTGATATATCTGGCGTCGGTGTTACTTCTGCAATATTTCCAGATGTATCATCATAGACCCATAAAGGGCCAGAACTGTCATATCCTCCTTTAGATGTAATGTATACGTTACCGTTAAATGCTGGCATGGCTCTGAGATCTTCAGCCAAAGTACTAGTACTAGTACTTTGAGAAGGCAATGCTGTTTCATGACTTAGATGTATATTAGATACACCGCCTGTACTAGTATATCCTTCTAAAATTTTTGTAAATGTGTCTAAATCAGGCATTGCAGGCCAAGTAGGATATCCGTCAAATTGCGAAGTATTTCCAACTTGTTTTCCTCTAAAGAATTTACTACTTCCTAATGGCATTGTTTACTCCGGTTGTGTAGGCCATGTTATGTCTTCTCTGACCGTTGCACTTGAATTGTTAGCAGGAACATCACGTAATGCTTGTCTATATGTAGCCCATTCTGCTTTTTTACTGTCTGTTAAAGGCGAATCCTCACCTTGTGTCCAGTCACATGCTTTTAGTAAATTGTTTCTGCGTTCTCTCATCCATTTATCTATATCAAATGTAGTAAACGGATTTGCTATTGATTCTACTTCTAATGTTTCTAAATTTATCTTGTATTCCATACAATTAGGAACATGTCCATCAATACTTGCTAAATTAGGCGCTTGTTGTAATTGTATAGCCAATATTGAATCACTCATACTTCTACAGGATTCTATTTTTCCTGTATCTGTTTTATATATTATTCTATACATTACTTCTCGCCTTTTGTAATACGTTTCATTTCATATGCCATATTACCCACACTTCTTGGGAAACCATTTGCACTATCGTCATCCAGTGTACTATACCCTTGTATTCTCATCGTTGCTTGTACTGGTTTCATATCTGCTGGTAGACTATGAGCTGTAGGGTCTAACGATACTTTTTTTGTGTCTGTTAACTGTGGAGGAGCACCATCTATATTTTCAAATGTTATACCACCGCCACCTATAGGTACATTAGCCGTATGAGTTGCATTTGCATATTGTAGTGTCACATTGTTACGGAATGCTGTATCATAACCACCTACTGGTAATACACCACCAAGGTTGCCCACTGCTGTAAATGTGTAATCTCCTATATCTACACCTGTTATATCATATACTTCTGGTGTAATTAAATCATTATACGTTGTACCACTTACTACATTTGTATTACCCAATCCTGCATTTTCTAACTGAGCACCAGCACCAAATATGTTCATTTGTTCGTTTACAAGAATGTTACCATATAGTTGATTATTTAAGGTTAAATTACCATAATCGCCAGTTAGCACGCCTGGTATAGGCAATCCTATAACAGGAATAGTAGGAATACCACTATTACCCATTTCACCTTCATTTTGTGCATCAGTATGATTATAAATGTCTGCAAAATAGAACATAGCAACTATTTTTGTTGTTATTATCCCATCTCCGTTATCAACTTCACTTACTCGCATAACTCTGTATAATTCTTCATTAAACCCATGTCTAGGACTGGTAATTTTAACAACATCACCTACATCCACAGTTAAGGCAGTATGATTTGCTTCAAATTCTACTGTTCTACCTACTCTACCCTGTTTTAAGTCTATGTTTCCTAAATTTGTAGCACGAGCCTTATCATTTGTTAAGAATAATCTTGTACTTAGAGTGTTTATGGGTTCTGCGGCTATTCTGTTGAATGAAGGAAAATTAGGTATACCCCCATCTAACGGTACTTCTAAGAACGCATTATCTGTTTGGTCTTTTGCTTCACCATTTGAATATTCTACATCTGCTTTATTGTATGTTGTATATAAGTCAGGTTCTGTAACACTTATACTACTGGTAATATTATTGTCGTTAAACACGAATGCATTTGCAAGTTCGGCTGATGTAGCCGCTCTGTTAGGTACTACCTTATATTTTCCTTCTTTGGCATTGTATGTAAAGAATGTAGCACTATTTTGACATATTTGATCAATATTTGTTAGGTTAGGTTGGAATGTACTGAGTCCACCATTAATTTGCCATTGACTATGCGTTGAACTACCACCAGCACTAGTTGTATATGCTACTTGCGTGTTTGCATAATCATACATATCATCAAAAGATGCTAAGTCTAAATCATCGTCTGTTAGCCCACATCCATATCTGTCGTTTTTCAAATAATCTAATAATACATTTGCAGGATTGTTTAGACTGTTATTGAAATCATAACTTATAGTACCTAGTCCTTGTAATCCATTACCTGCATCGTAATCTACTTCTACAATACTAATAATTGTATTGTTACCTATTTTATTTGGATCACTTGCCCAGTTAGTGAACATAGTGTCTGCATCTACGGCTGTTGTGGCACCACCTGGTACTGGAAATATTTGTGCGTTTGCATGAGTATTACCTGAATATACTCTACATCTTATTTTACCATTAACATTTGTTACTGATGTACCGTTAGGGTCTGTAAGACTTACTACTGTATGTGCAGAAGCACCACTACCAAAATTCAATTTACTGTCCCCTCGGTAAACATTGCTTATAGTTACATCACCTGAATCTGTTTGTTCACCTATAGCAAAAGCATATACCATAGTATTGTTTTGGTTTTTAATCATCGCATCTATGGCGATTCCTCCCAAAAAGGATTGTCCATAGTATACGGGTAATTTATTGTCAGTACTGGGGTCTAATTGTATTTTTACACCTGGATCTTTTGCAGATTGTATATTTGGTACACTGGGTCCTAAGGCTTTTGCTGTAGCAATAGCAATACCACCTGCTAGTAATGATGTAGCAATACCTAAACCTGTTAGTGTTCCTGCCGCGGCAAAGGCCGCCGCAAAGCCGGCTCCTGTAATTGCACCTGTTATAACTGCCGCTATTGCTGTAAATACTGCCATCTGTTATCCCTCATATACATAGTTGGATTCTATTTCTCTCCAACCACGTTTTTCTAAATCAAAATCCGGTGATTGTACCATGTTTGTTAATGTAAAGGCATCTATAACACCTTTTTCTTTTAATTTCTTACCAAATTTTATATATTCTACTAGTAATTTATATCCTAATGTAGTATTTCTTGCTTCTGGTTCTACCCACCATGCATATTCTCTTAATATTTTAATATGTGGTAGCCATGTGTCTGGTCCTATACCTGCAACTAACATACCCATAGGTTTATCGTCTTTTTCTGCTATAAGTATTATACCTTGCTTCATAAATCCTGTAAT